GCCCTGACCGCTCTGGCCGCGAAGGTCGGGCGAGAGCACACCGTCAACCTGTTCAAGCGTTGGAGCGAGGGCAAGGCGAGCATGACCCGCTCGGAAGGAAACTGACATGAGCACCGCAGGAAACACACCGAACTTCATCGCGGCAGAGGCCGTGCTTCCGTTCCGCGTCGTCAAGATGCAGGATGCGGAAGCCTTTTCCGTGAAGCATTTCCCCTCGGGTGACCCCAGCGACGCGGTGATCGGAATCACCGATGGCAGCGTGCGGTCGTTCCGCTCCAACAATCATGCAGACGCGGGTGATCCCGTGGTGCTGCAGAATGGCGAGTTCGTGCAGGTGACCTGCGGCCCGTCGGTACAGATTGTTGCCGGAGATGTCCTGTCCTGCGGAAACGCCGGAACCGTTGAAAAGGCTGCGATTGATCAACTGTCCGGAACGAAACGAGCGTATTTCGTGGCGTGTGAGAACGCACAATACGGGGAGATTTTGTGGGCCAAGCGGATTGGAGCGTACGAATCCACCACCGTGCAGGCGGATTTGGTCTATCCGTCATCCACGATCACTACGACGGATGCTACGGCTACGAATCTTTTGTTCCTCTCGGAACTAACAGGCCGGGCGCAGGGAATGGGGTTGACGCTGGGTTATGCGTCGTTTGGATTTTCCGCGATCCTGACGGGGACTACGGCGACGGGAGCAGTAGGCGGTGCATACCTATTCCAAGGGTATATAAGGTCTGCTGGACTTGGCTCGGTCGCTCCAGCCGCTCCAATGGTCATTGTCGCCTCGACCAAAACAGTTCTCGGAGAGACCAACGCCGCGATGAACGCGAATCTGGTGATCGACGCAGCAAGCGGTGGCCCTGCGTTTGAGTGCATCGGCCTCGCCGCAACGGAAATCCGCTGGTCGTATAGCATCAACGTCGCACTCGCCGGATCCCTCAGCGGTACGTTCTGATGTCGCAGGCATCCGACAATCCTCTCACGAACGGGTTGCCTCCGGAAAAGCGACCGCGCAAGCCGCTCAAGCCTCCGGTCGAGCGCGGCATCACGCAGCCGCTCGCCACCGCCGTCGAACTGCAGCGGTCGTTCTTCACGACGGCTGACAAACTGCTGCGGAACAGCAGCCTTGCCTACAGGCTGAACCCGCAGTACCAGCAGATGATGCGTGCGGACGCGGACATCGAAGGTGTCCTGCGATCCCTGCAGGTCACGCTCGCGAGTCTGGAGTGGACGGTGGCGTGCGACGACGAGGAGAACGACGAGGCAATGCAGTACGCAAAGAGGATCGGTGCGATCTTCGCCGCGATGCCACGTCGTTCCGATTTCGTGCGAGCGATGCATGAGGCGGTCTGGTACGGGAACGCAGCGTGCAATCTCGTCTACATGAAGGATTCGCGCCTAGGCGTTGCGGTGCGCGAGTGGTTCCCGTTCCACCCAGACACGCTCGCGTACGATCAGCGCGGCAACCTCGCGATGCGTGTGGGCGCGGACTACTCGGCGCACGGGCCTTCGGCGCAGAACATCGGTTTCGACAGCCGCGTCCACATTTTCACCGAATCGGAGCGCAAGGCGATCATCCTGCACCGGGTGTTCATCAACGCGCCCGACTTCAACGATCCGAACAGCACGGAGTCGATCTACCGTGGAGTCGGAGCGCGTGACGTGTGCTGGTTCATGTGGCTGGCAAAGCAGGAGATTTTGCAGGACGCGATCACCTACGCGGAACGCTACGCGATGGGTATTCGCGTCGGCTACTACCCGCTCGGGCAGGATCAGGGGCGGACGATGATGGAGAACGTCCTGTCCAACCTGACCAACGACAACAGCGTGCTGTTGCCGCAGAGCGGGACGGAGAAGATTTACGACATCGACATTAAGGAACCGAACGCTGGTCGCGCTCAGGTGTTCATGGAACTCGTCAACTGGTTCAGCGGCAAGATCAAGGAGGCGATCCTCGGTCAGTCGTTGAGCAGCGAGACGGGCAGCACCGGACTCGGATCCGGTGTCGCGAGCCTGCACGCCGACGCGCTCGCGGACAGCATGACCTGCGATTTCGTGCGCGTCGTCGCAAGGATGCTCGGAGCGTCCGACGAGCAGGCCAGCCTGCTGCGCTTTGAGTTCGCGCCGGAGCGTCCCGATCCGAAGGAGAGGCTTGAGGCGATCAAGGCGTTTGTGGAACTCGGCGGTCGCGTGGCGGAATCTGAGGTTCGCGACCTGCTCGGCCTGTCCGCGCCCTCCGAAGGCGAGCGGACGCTCGGCGGCGGGTCGGGCGATCCGACAACCGTGGCCGGGTGGCTGGAGTCGGGGCAAGCCCCGGAGGGCCAGCCCCCCGCGCCGGACGCGCCTAAAGCCTTCCAGCGGCGTTCTCTCTGGTAATGGCCTCTCAGACCCCTCCAGCAGTCGCAACGCTCCTAAAGGCCGGGGAATCCGCCTACCGCGCAGCGGTGGCCCTACAGGTGCAGAACCGCGACAGCACGGAGGAATGGGACGCATGGGAACAGGTGACTGCGGCCCTGCTGCTGGTGTCATGGGCGGAGGGTGCAACCGCGACCCTCAAGGCGGCGGGAGCGAACGTCCCCATGCCGGAACCCCGGATCACGTTCGTCCGATTGGATGAGCGGGTGCGCGTCGGGGATGCCGCGCTCGACGTGGCGATGAGGTTCGACCCCGGCCCGGCTCGCGAGGTCGTGGAGCGATACGTCCGGCTGCTGCCGATGACTCGGGAACGATGGGACGCATTGATTGAACACGCGCTGCAGGCCGCAGGGGAAATGCGTGACGACGAGGCGGCGAACGCTCTGGAGGCGATTCTGGAGCGCAGCCCGGCCCTCCGCGCTCTGGTGCAGGGCAAGCCGCAACCCCGGAAGGGTACGCTACCCCGCGAGGTCGAGGTGCGCCGCACGCCGGGGGTGCAGGCGGCGGTGCAGGGGTCGTTTTTCGTGACAGGCATGACGCAGGAGCAGGTGGAGGAGACGCGGGATCTGCTCGCGCAGACCATCCGGGGAGAGGTCACGCAGTCGGTGGCGGGGAAGCGGTTGGAGCGGCTAGGGGTCGGAGACTTCGTGGAGCAGGCCACGCTCGCGACCGGAACCGACCTGACCGCAGCACGGCTGGAGACGGTGTTTCGCACCAATCTGAACCGGGCGCAGACGCAGGGCCGTCTTGACATCTGCCGCGATCCCGTCGTCAGGAAGTTCGTGCCGTTGATGAGATTCAACGCGACGAAGGATCGACGCACCCGTGACACCCATCGGCAGATGGATGGGTTCATCGCGACGACCGATCAGATCGACTCGTACGGGATCCCGGCCCCGCTGGGGTTCAACTGCCGATGCAGTTGGTCGCCCGTGTCGATTGCCAAGGCGTTTGCTGCAGGCTGGTGCGACGAGGAGGGAAATCCCGACCTTGAGGCCATCCGACGGCACAACGGACAGCGGCAGACATTGATTGACAAAGGTCTCGTTCCCGATCCCGGATTTATCAGCGGCTGATACGATGAACGCGCAAATGTCTCAACCATCGCACCGGATCACCGACGCAGGAGACAAGATCGTCATTCACGATCTTGAGGTGTTCTGCGCGTACGACCCGAACATCGACGGCGATCACGACGACGAACTGAAGGCGTTCACCAACGAGCGCGTGCAGGACATCGTTGCCAGCACGCAGCGATACATGGAAAAGGGTTCCTATCCGCGACTCGTCGTCATGCACGAACGCGATGGCAAGGAACCCAAGTCCTCCGTCGGTCGGTTCACGAACATCGCGTATCAGGATCGCGATGGTGTCGGCTACATCGTCGGTGACTGCGAGGTCGAGCGCGGCGTGTTCGACAAGTTGCTGGCGACGAACGCATTCCCGCGCCGCAGCGCGGAAATCTGGCAGGATCACAATCATCTATCTGAGGTCGCGCTGTTGGGTCGCGAGACCCCGCGCAGGCCGCTTCCCGACACGCATTTTGCTCGCAAGGGCGAGCGCGTGACCTTCAGCAGATCACTCCGCTTCGACATGGGGACGGTCGGCGGCGGTCTATCGACTTTCGTCCCCGGAACGGAAAAAACCAAGATGGCAGACAACGACATCCGCAGCGAGATGTCCGCGCTGAAGGCATCGCTGGAGGAACTCGCTAGCGAGTTCAAGAAGCGGTTTGCCGACGATGCGGACGACAAGGACGAGATGATGTATCACGAACGCGAGGAGAACGACACCAAGGAGACGATGGACGCGGACGACATGCTGGCGCAGCAGTTCGCGGAGGAGGAGGGCGACGGCGATGGAATCCACATCGACATCGACTCCCACGGCGATGAGGATGAGGAGGAAGAGGAGGATCAGATGATCACGGCGAGCCGTCGTGGTCGTCCGGATGTATTCGCTCTCCGTCGCGAGAACCGCCGCATGGCGCGTGAACTCGCGGAGATCCGCGCCGAACTCAGCCGCGAGAAGTTCAGCCGCGAACTCGACGCGATGGAGCAGGAGGGATATCGCATCCCGACCGACCGTCGTCCGCAACTCATCTCCGAACTGTCCGCGAGCGTCGATCCCGCCGCTCTGCTCGACACTTGGCGCGAACTCTTCGCACGCGACCCGATGGGTGTTCGCATCGACATGAGCCGCGCCAAACTTCCCGAAAGCGACATCGACTCCCGCCAGATCGGTGATCTCGTCCGCGAGTTCGCCGGGAAGCCGGAGGAGTTCCGCAAGGCAATCAACAACCGCATGAAGCAGCGGTAAGGAAAAAAACATGGCAGACTTCGGATTCACCCCCAATCTCACCGCAAGCGGAACGATCAATCCGTTCCGCTTCGTGGAACTCAACACCGCAAATCCGTTCACCGGGCAGTCGGCCAACGCCGCGTCCGACAACATTCTTGGCGTTACGGACGGCAGCGTGTATCAGTACGATCAGACCGCGCACGCGATTGCTGGCCGTCAGATCACGCTGCAGCCGTCCAACACCGTGCAGGTGCAACTCGGCTCAGGCGGCGCGGCTATCGCAAACCTGCTGACCTCCGACGCAAACGGCAGGGCCGTCGTCGGAACCACCGCGCAGGTGTGCTACTACATCGCGCTAGAGGCTGGTAGCGAGGATGAAATCATCCGCGCCTTCCGCATCGGTACTCGCGTCGTTCCGTGATCGTTCACCCCTGATTCCTAGAAGGGACTTTCAAACATGGCATTCTCAGTCGTCGGTGGTGGACTTTCGACGTACATCCCGTCCACCAATGATCTCGCTACTGGTGCGCTGCAGGTGGAGTTCACCCGCAGCGTCAACTCCTTCGCGATCTCGCGCTACGCGCAGATCGTCCCCGTCACCAAGATGACGGGTTTCTATCTCCGTCAGGACGTTCCCGACAACGTGCGGCTCACGAATGATCGTGAGTTCGCGTGGCCGCTCGGCAACGACCGCCCGACGGGCAAGCAGAACGCTTTCGACTTCGTGCAGTATTCCACGCAGCGGTTTGCGTTCCCGTTCTACATCCCGCAGGAGACCACGCAGCAGGCCGCGTGGGATGTCGTCGCGCAGCACGCTCGCAGTAAGGCGCAGTTGGCGATGACCTCGCGCACGAACCGCGCTGCGTCTGTCCTGACGGCGACGGGCAACTGGGGAAGCAACTTCGTTGCGGATCCGACCGCTTCTCCGATCTCGGCGGGTTCGTGGGCTAACTCCTCGGAAGCAAACGGCTACATCCAGAAGAGCATCCAAGCCGTCATGCGGCAGGTCAGCCTCTCGACGGGTGGAGCGGTTGCCCCGAACCAGTTGATCATGGTCATTAGCCCGACCGTCGCGCAGGTCATCTCGCAGGCTCCAGAGGTCAAGGCGTACGTCAAGAACTATCCGCAGGCTCTGAACTTCCTGCAGGGTTCCGACACGTTCAGCCGCTGGGGTATCCCCTCGACGCTGTTCGGTCTTGGCGATGTCGTCGTTGACGATTCGGTCAAGGTGACGAGCAAGAAGGGCGCGGCCTCTCTCACCAGCGAGTACATTTTCGGTGATAGTGCCGTGTTCGTGTCGCGTCCGGGTGGTCTGGTCGGCGTGGAGGGCGCAACGTCGTTCTCGACCTGCCAGATTTTCGCATACGAGGACATGACCGTCGAGCAGTTCAACGATCCGATGAACCGTCGTATCGAAGGCCGGGTGATCGACAACAGCGTTGCCGCTGTCGTCGCCCCGGTCGGCGGCTACCTCATCCAAGATGTCAC